AGTATTTTTTGAAGATGTATTGATGGCGTGCGTGTTTTATGGTATGCCAATACTTGTAGAAAATAATAAACCTAGACTTTTATATCATTTTAAAAGAAGAGGTTATAGAGGTTTCGCAATGAATAGACCTGATAAAATTTGGAATAAATTATCAGTAACAGAAAAAGAAATAGGTGGTATACCTAATTCAAGTGAAGATATTAAACAAGCTCATGCTGCAGCTATAGAGTCTTATATTGAAACAGCTGTAGGATTTAATGGTGATAGTTATGGTAATATATACTTTCAACGAACACTAGAAGACTGGGCAGCTTTTGATATAAATAATAGAACAACACATGATGCGTCTATTAGTTCAGGTTTAGCTTTAATGGCTTGTAATAAAAATAGATATGCTCCTGTAAGTAGAAGAAAACGTGAGCCAATAGATTTAGGAATTAAAAAATATGATAATCGAGGTTCGTTATCAAAAATAATTAAGTAAATGAATATATACGCAAATCCAAACAGTGCTTTTCCTAGCCAAACAGTCTCTGATGCTGAAAAATCCTCAGAAGAATACGGAAGACAAGTTGCACAGGCTATAGAAGGTGAATGGTGGCAACAAGGTGGTAATGGTACGAGATTTGCTACATCTTATAATAGATACCACACGTTAAGATTATACGCAAGAGGTGAACAGTCTGTACAAAAATATAAAGATGAATTAGCTATAAATGGTGATTTATCTTATCTTAATTTAGACTGGAAACCTGTTCCGGTTATATCTAAATTTGTAGATATAGTTTCTAATGGTATGAATAATAAGCTTTATGAAATAAAAGCTTTTGCTCAAGATCCTACATCATTAAAAAAGCGAACTGATTATGCTACAGCTATATTGCAAGATATGGCAGCAAAACCTTATTTAAATGAATTACAACAAACTCTAGGTATAAACGAGTTTCAAACAGATCCTGACAAACTACCTGAAACTCCAGAAGAATTAGATATTCATATGCAATTATCTTATAAAGATTCTATTGAAATTGCTGAAGAAGAAGTTATTAATAACACTTTAAAGAAAAATAGATTTGATAATATAAGAAAAAGATTTAATTATGATTTAGTTACTTTAGGTATTGGAGCTGTTAAAACTGCTTGGAATAGATCTAATGGTGTTAACTTAAAATACGTTGATCCAGTTAATTTAATATATTCTTACACAGAAGATCCACATTTTGAAGATATATATTATGTAGGTGAAGTAAAACAATTAACTATTCCTGAAATAGCAAAACAATTTCCGTATTTAACTGAAGAGCAATTAAAAAGAATAGAGCAAACAAAAGGTTACAACAAAGATAGAGTTAGCATGTATGGTTATAACTCTTATGATCCTAACACGGTTTCAGTTTTATTTTTTGAATATAAAACTTATAATGAACAAGTTTTTAAAATAAAACAAACAGATAATGGATTAGAAAAAGCGTTAGAAAAAACAGACGCTTTTAACCCACCTGCTAATGACAACTTCCAAAGAGTTTCTAGAAAAATAGAAGTATTATATGAAGGTGTAAAAGTATTAGGTAATAACGAGTTGATTAAGTGGCAGTTATCAAGTAATATGACTAGACCATTTGCAGATACTACAAAAGTGGAAATGAGCTACGCTATATGTGCTCCTCGTATGTATAAAGGTAAAGTAGAATCTATAGTAAGTAAAATCACTGGTTTTGCTGATATGATTCAGATAACACATTTAAAACTACAACAAGTAATTGCTCGTACAGTTCCAGATGGTGTATTCTTAGATATGGACGGTCTTGCTGAGGTTGATTTAGGTAATGGTACTAATTATAATCCAGCTGAAGCATTAAACATGTATTTTCAAACTGGTAGTATCGTAGGTAGATCAATGACTCAAGAAGGTGATATGAATCCAGGTAAAGTACCTATTCAAGAATTACAAACTTCAAGTGGTCAAGGTAAGGTTGCTAGTTTAATTCAAACATACCAATATTATTTACAATTAATTAGAGACTGTACAGGGTTGAATGAAGCTAGAGATGGTAGTATGCCAGAAAAAGACACGTTAGTTGGTTTACAAAAAATGGCTGTAAATGCTTCTAATACTGCTACAAGACACGTAATGCAAGCTAGTTTATGGTTAACATTAAGAACATGTGAAAATATATCTTTGAAAGTTGCTGATTCTTTGAAAAATCCATTAACGTTAAATTCTTTAAAAAGCTCTATATCTACTTATAACGTAGGTACTTTAGCTGAAATACAAAATTTACCTTTACATGATTTTGGTATTTATTTAGAATTAGAACCAGAAGAAGAAGAAAAACAAAGGTTAGAACAAAATATTCAAATGGCTATACAACAAGGTGGTATAGACTTAGAAGATGCTATTGATATTAGAAGAATAAAAAATATCAAACTAGCCAATGATGTGCTGAAACAAAAACGTAAAGAAAAACAAAAACGTATGGATCAGCAACAACAAGCAATGGCTGCATCAGCAGAACAAGCTAAAGCAGCGTCTGCTCAAGCTATTGCTGAGGCTGAAATGCAAAAACAACAAGCTCTTACAGCTTCAAACGTTCAATATGAACAAGCTAAAAATCAAATGACTTTACAACGTATAGAACAAGAATCTGTAATAAGACAAAGAGAAATGCAGTTAAAGCATGAGTTTGATTTAGAGTTAAAACGTATGGAAGTTGAAGCTTTAAAAACAAAAGAGCAATATATAGAAGATCGTAAAGATAAAAGAACAAAAATGGAAGGCACTCAACAAAGTAAAATGATTGAGCAAAGACAATTAAATCTTATGCCTACAGATTTTGAAAAAGAAAGTCCGGATCAAATGCCTCCGGCAGTATAACTAATTTTATAATATTTTATTATGTCAGAAAAAGAAACAAAGAAGCCTGAGGTGACTCAAGAAGTCAAATCAGAAGGCGGTGATATGAAGATCAAATCAAAGCCTAAAAAATTTACTGCAAAAAGTGAACCTGTAAAGGTTGATTTAAGAAAAGATCCTAATGTAAAAGTTGAGGAACCAGTAAAAGTAGAAATTAAAAAAGAAGACAATGCCATTCAAATCGGAGAAACAAAGGAAGTACCTGTGGGCGACAAACCCGAAGCTAGCAAGAAAGTGGACGGAGAAGTACGGGTCAGCAATACAGATGAAGTACAAAAGTCCGAATCGCCTATTGTCGAACTTAATAAAGAAGAACAAGAAGAAGTAAAAAAAGTAGAACAGAAAGTAGCTGAAGCTAAAAGAGATGAACAAGTATTAGGTAGACAATTACCTGAAAACATTGAAAAACTTGTATCTTTTATGGAAGAAACTGGTGGTACTGTTCAAGACTATGTAAGATTAAATCATGACTATTCTAATGTTGATGATGAAGCTTTACTTAGAGAATACTATAAAAATACTAAGCCACATCTTACTCATGATGAAATTTCATTTGTAATGGAAGATCAATTTAAGTATGATGCGGACGTTGATGAAGAGCGAGACATCAGAAAAAAGAAACTCGCTAAAAAAGAAGCGGTTGCAGAAGCGCGTGGTCATTTAGAAGACTTGAAACAAAGGTATTATGACGAGATCAAATTAAGACCTGGAGTAACTCAAGAACAACAAAAGGCTATGGACTTTTTTAATCGTTACAACAAAGAACAAGAAATAGCTTCGCAGCAACATGAAAAATTTGTTAACACTACTAAAGATTATTTCTCTGATGAATTCAAAGGTTTTGATTTCGAAGTTGGAGAAAAAAGATTTAGATACGGTGTTAAAAACGCTAGTGATGTTGCAGAGAATCAATCAAATTTAAACAACTTCGTCGGGAAGTTCTTAGACAATGAAGGAAACGTTAAAGATACGAAAGGTTATCATAAGGCTATATATGCTGCACAGAATATAGATAAAATAGTAAATCATTTTTACGAGCAAGGAAAATCTGATGGAATAAAAACTGTAGTTGATGGTTCAAAGAATATATCTAATGAACCACGTCAAACACAGGGTGATATTTATATTGGAGGATTAAAAGTTCGTGCTATAGACGGTGTAGATAGTTCAAAATTGAGAATTAAAAAAAGTAAATTTAACAATTAAAACTATTTAAAATGAGTGTATTAAGTCCTCAGTTCGGAAGTCTAGTACCTACTCCTAAGTTAGAAACGTTAGCATCAAACTATTTAAATTTTGCTGACGGGGGTGGAAACGATTTCGCGCAACAATATCTACCTGAAATTTATGAAGCCGAGGTAGAGCGTTATGGAAACAGAACGATTGGAGGCTTCTTAAGAATGGTGGGAGCAGAAATGCCAATGATGTCTGATCAAGTTGTTTGGTCTGAGCAAAACAGATTACATATCTCTTATGATAATGTAACTTGTGGTAATGGTGGTACTGCAAACACTTTAACTATTCAAGGTATAGGTGCAAATCTCGTAAACGTTATTTTCCCTAACCAAACTATTGTAATTATGGATCCTGCTGATCCTTCGTTTACTTGTAAAGCAATGGTATTAACTTCTGGTGCAACTGCAAACCCTGCAACTGGAGTTCTTACTGTACAACCTTATACAAGAACAAACGTTAACGCTGGTGGTGCTAACAGAACTGGATTAAAGATATTTGTCTACGGTTCTGAATTTGCTAAAGGTGTTAATGGACCAGCTTCTACTCAGTCTATTGAGCCACAATTATCAGTATTTAGTAACAAACCAATAATTATTAGAGATAGATACGCGGTATCTGGTTCTGATACAGCTCAAATCGGTTGGGTTGAGGTTGCTACTGAAGATGGTAACTCTGGTTATCTATGGTACTTAAAAGCTGAAGGTGAAACTAGATTAAGATTCGAAGATTACTTAGAGATGTCAATGATTGAAGGTGAATTAGCTGCTACAAACGCTATTGCTGCTGCTATTGGAGCACAAGCTGGTGTTGCAGGAGCTACTGCTGGTCAAATCGGTACTGAAGGTTTATTTGCTGCTATCAACAATGGTGGTAATGTACTTTCTGGTTACGCTGGATCACTTCAAGATTTCGACTCTGTACTAAGATTATTAGACAGTCAAGGAGCAATTGAAGAAAATATGTTATTCTTAGACAGAAAAACTGAACTATTATTTGATAATATGTTAGCACAGCAAAATTCTTACGGAGCTGGTGGTACATCTTACGGTGTATTTGAAAACTCTGAAGACATGGCGCTTAACTTAGGTTTCTCTGG